AAGGTGTGAGAGGAAAAACAGACGCGCCAAAAGGACCAGAGTCTTATGAAGCGCAATATAAAAGAAGATTAGTTAAAACCACAGATCCTGAACATAAAGAAAAAGGTTATAAGTACAGAATTAAAGGTAAGAAGAATAGTTCACTTACTAAAAAGCTGTATAAGTCTAAACCTGATCAGGCTGAGTTTAACAAACAAATGAGAAGGATTGCAGGTCATGAGTTTGGATAAATTTAAAACTTTTAGAGAAGAATGTATAGATGACGATTGCGAATGTTTTGATCTCTACGAAGATTTAGAGTTAGAAGAAGCCGAATATAAAGGTAGAAAAGTAACTCTTAATAATCCATCTCGATCTAATGATGGAAAGAAAAAGTTTTATGTGTATGTAAAAAATGACAAGGGTAATGTTATTAAGTTAGGATTTGGCGATCCAAATATGGAAATAAAAAGAGACGATCCGGCGAGAAGAAAGTCTTTTAGAGCTAGACATAACTGTGATAACCCAGGTCCAAAATATAAAGCAAGATATTGGTCTTGTTATCAGTGGAGAGCAGGAGCAAAGGTAGATAATTAATGGCGACAAAAGTGAATGAGAACACTGAATTGTCTATGCCAATCCGTAATTTAATAGCAATGGTGGTTGGCGCAGCAATCGGTACATGGGCATACTTTGGTATCATAGAAAGACTGAATAATTTAGAAAATAAGTTTCAAATTCAAGATGCTGACGTTGGTATGAATACAGAGTTTAGAATCAAATGGCCAAGAGGAGAAATGGGTTCCTTACCAGCTGATTCAGAACAGTTTATGTTGATTGAACATTTGTCTGGAGAGTTAGAAAAATTAGCAACTCAGATAGAAGATGGACAAGCACCGTACGATCAACAACAACAATTGACATTGAACTTTTATAAGGACAGAATTGAAGCTTTAGAAACTGAGATTAAATCAATACGTAAGGACATGATGGACATGGTCCACGATATGAACGGGATGAAAAAGCACAATGGTCATTAAAACGATGACACTCTTACTTTACTTAGGAGGCGGTATCATAGAACATACCGGACCTATGTCTATGTCAGAGTGTCTTAAAATGAAAAGAACTATTGAAAGACACGGCTGGAAAGACAGAAAAGATACTAGATATTCTTGTGAAAAGAAAAAAGTTGAAGTTGATGTAGGTCCAGACGGAAAAGAATTTATTGTAAGAATTGTTGAGGAATAATGCCGACTAAATTTAGAAGTGTTTCAATACATGAACCGACTATAAAAGGAACTTCTATTGGAAGAAAGCCAATTAAGTCGACCATGAATAAAAGTAAGAGGCGCTCTTTTAAAAAGTATAGAGGGCAAGGCAAGTAATGGAACTAAAACAGGAAATGACGATAACTATGGAACATAGACTAGATAAGATCGAGGAGAAACTCGACAAGTTAGCGGATGCTATGATAGCTATGGCTCGAGCAGAAGAGAAAATTATAGCGTTGCAAGACGACCATGAAAACATGAGAGAGCGGCTAAATAAGTTATCGGTAAAACTTGACGATATTCAAAGAACTGTTGATGATAATTCAAGAACAGTTAAACTTATAAATAAGATTGGAATGGCAGTCATAGTGGCTGCTGTCGGCGCGTACGTTGCGCATATGTGGATGTAAAAGGAGAATCAAATGGAAGAAGGTTTTAAATACCATATACCAGAAGAGATTCCAGCAAATGAAAGAACCGCCTTTCATGGCGCAGCGGCAGCAGCGGCTAAAAGCGGAAAAAAGAAATTTAATTTTGGTGGAAAAACTCATCCGGTCACTATGAAAAAAGATACCGCTAATGCTATAACATCTAGCAAACATCATAACAAAGATGACAAAATGAAGAAAGAAAGTACTATGACTTTTAGAGAAAAGCTAATTGCAGTACTCGAAGGAGATAGAAAAGCTCATTATAAGAGTGCCACTCCACCAGAGGAATATGACGAAAAATCAAAATCATCTAAAGGTGCTATGGACATGATGAAGAACCGTACAGATGCTGTTACCGTTGATGGTAATAAAGCAGCAGAAGTTACGGCAAAGAACGCAGCAGCTAAAGTACCTGCAAAAAAGATGAGAAGTAATGATAATAATAAAGGGGATATGAAAATTATTCCTAGTGCCACTCCTATGAAAGGCATGAAGAAAACAATGGAAGCTTACATGAGTATGAAAGGAAAAACTGATGGCGAAGATACAACCTCCTAAGTGGGCACCAAACGCGCATCCAACACCGACCGGTTGGAAGAACGTTGCTACAGGTGAACTATTAATTTCTCAACCAATTTCTCAACAGCAAATTGATGAGTATTTTGAAGTTCCAAAGCCAAAGAAGAAAAAAGTTAAAGTTCTTAGAGAGGCTCCTGTAACTACAGAAGAGGCTGAAGCCGAGCTTATGCAAGATCAGAGTATTCTTACAGAAGACGATGGTCTACCAAGTGACGTGGAGCGAAACTGATTCTGAATCTTAATATATACTTTTATGTTAAGATTTAAAGAATTAAATGAGAAGAATCTCTTTCTCTATGCAGCTAGGCATTATAGAAATCCTAAATTTGCTGATGCTGATGAGTTTTATGAAGACCTTAAGAGATTCAAATATATTAAAAGATTATTGAATCGTTATATCGAGTCTGATGAATTATCGGAAAGACTGGTATTAAATCATTTGATAGTAGTGTTTAACGTATTTGGAATTGAAGCTGCTTTAAAAATATTAGAATTAAAGTTAGAGGACAAACACTGGCCAATTATAAAACCGTTCTTAATATTTTTAAAGTATATTAAGAACGAAGAATACACTGGAATTACAATGGACCCTAACGTTGTGGATATTTTAAGGAAGATATAATGGGTATCGTAAAAAGAGCGGCAGATATAGCATACACTTTCAGGTTCATACGAATGCTCGTTTTGGACTGGAAAGATTGGGACGCTTATAAGCAAGGTATTATAGACGAGAATGGAAAGAGAATAAAAACAGTGAAATTGGATAGCGATGAAAAAAAGTCTTCTTATACTCCTTTTATTCGCTTGTGCGCTAACATCAAGAGGCTCCTTTCAAAAATTCCAGGGGGAGGAAGTAAACTCGGATCTTTTGCGGCCGCGCTCTTTCTCATTAAAGAAAAATACGGATTCACGGACAAGAACTTAAAAGACATCTGTGAAAAAGTAAACGTCGACGTACTTGATTTTCTAAATGAAAGTAACGAATGGTTTATGTTAGAAAATAAACAAATATCTCCTGGGATATATAAAGTTCATAATCCTAAACTACTTAATACTACTTGTGATGAACTGGTTTGGCCTAAAGACCAAATTAGAATAGAAGAAGAATGTTTTCCTATTGGTGATGTATTTGGCGTAGATATTTACGAAGCTATACATATGAAAACACAACAAAGAATTTATATTGCTTTGAGCGAGATATACAAATGAAGATATTCGCCGCAGTTAGATGTCCACCGGGATATAAGTACGATGAAAAGTCTAAATCATGTGTACCAAAAAATTATTCTAGAGTAGCTAAACTTGGCTACCCTAGATACGGCTTTGGAGGTGGTAAATCTTCGTCGCAAAAGAATGGTAATGGTACCAATGGTAATGGTAACGGAAATGGCAATGGTAACGGCGGAAATGGAAATGGTAATGGTAACGGTGGAAATGGAAATGGTGGCGGAAACGGCGGTGGAAACGGCGGAGGAAATGGTGGAGGCCAATGAGAGTCGCAGGTAGACAAAAAGGAGCTAAAATAAAACCATATACACATGTGGTTGTAAATCCTAATGCACCAAAATCAAGGTATACTTTTAGCATGCATAGTTCAGAAGCAGGAGCAAAGAAAGCGGCTAAAAAATATTCACCATTAGTAGGAGATGACTTAAAAGTCGTTAAACAATCTGGTAGAAGTCCAAGTACCGACATGTTTGAAGCTACAAAAAGAATACCAAGAAAAAAAGGACAGCCTGCCGGATCTGATAAACACAGTGATCTGTACACAGATGAAAACCCGAAAGGAACAATACATGGTCTTAAATTTGCTACAGTCGAAGACGCGAAAGCGTCGGTCGCGAAAATTAAAAACTCAGGAAAAAAACACGCCCACAAAATTCAAGCTGCCATCGCCATGGAACAAAGAGCTAGAGTTATGGGAAAGACCGGACCTGCCGCGGTTTATCGAAAGTACATAAACCAAATGAAGAAGAAGACAAAACAAATGCAAAAAGAAGACATACAAGAAGGTAGACCAGGGTTGTGGGATAACATCCGCAAGCGTAGAGCGTCTGGAAAACGTATGAGAAAGAAGGGTGAAAAAGGAGCTCCTTCACCAGAGGCAATGGCAAGAGCCAGTGCTGCCAGTGAAGAGATGACTACTACCGCTTCCATACCGAATCCGATCGATACGTCTATGGGACCTAAATTTACGACAACTAATGTTATGGATAGAAGGAAAAAGAAAAGACCTGCTTTACTTAAAAGGTTTTCTCAATATATCTCAAAATGATTCGTATATATTTAGCTCTGGCAATGTTTGCTATCATAGGTAGCTTGGCTTATGGTGCCAAGTACTATTATGATACTACCCAAAATAAAATAGCAATATTAACTAAAAATAATGCTAACTTGAAAGTTGCAGTAGATACTGCAGAAGCAAGTTTAAAGCTCGCAAAAGAAGAACAAATAAAGATGAGTGAGCTTAATAATAAACTACAGAATGATCTCCAAAAAGCAGAAAAATATGGAGATAGTTTAAGAAGTAAACTAGCTCAACTTAATCTAGTAAAAGACGCATTGACAGATGCTAAAAATTTAGAAGGAAGAATGAATGGCGCAACAGCCAAAATATGGCGAGAGATTATGGGTGATACTGGTGGTGATTCTAACCGGCCTAATCCTAACTGGTTGCAGCGGTCTGAGACAACCGACGGAAATAAAGACGGTGACAAAGATCGAAAAGATAACGATACCAGTAGTACCGAAGCCGAAACCAGTTCAACTCAATGACGTAAGAGTCTACGTCGTTAACGCCGACATATATGAAGAGTTTGTAAAAGAGTTTACTGAAGAATATGGTGAACTTGCTTTTGTTGCCTTGTCCATGAAAGATTATGAAAATTTAGCTTTAAATATAGCTGAATTGAGAAGATATATAAATCAACAGAAACAAATTATAGTTTATTACGAAGAAGCTGTAACAGAGGAGAAAAAGAATGATGGACCTAACAATTAGTCTGGCCACTCAATTTTGGCCAATGACTGTTTTTATTATTCTGGTACTTATCGGCTTTATTATTAACCTATTTGATAGAAGAATGGCAGACTACAGAGTCAACTTTAAATATAAAGAGATGCCACAAATGAAACCAATTCCTATTCCAACTAAAGGAAAAGGCTTTTGGAAAGCTATATTTCTATGGGTCTTTGGAACAAGACATTGGATCGTAGCAAAAGACTTTGTCTATTGGATGAATGGACAACAATACGTAATTCCAAAAGGATTTCAATTCGATGGAGCGAGTGTACCAAAATTCTTAGCTCAATTTTTGTCTCCTGTTGGTGTGTTACTTATTGGCGGACTAATACATGACTATGGTTATAAGTATGAAACGTTACTACTAAAAAGTAATAGAACTATTGGAAAAAAGACTCAAAAGTGGATGGATCAAACATTCAGAGATATTAATATAGAAGTTAATGGTTTTTATCTCTTAAACCAACTAGCTTATTGGGCCTTAAGACTCGGTGGTTGGGTTGCTTGGAATAAGCATCGAAAAGTTGGCGCTCAGATACCAGGGTTAGACTAATGTATGAATATAGATGCAAGTTAGTTAAAGTAATCGATGGAGATACGATAGACGTCGATATCGATCTAGGATTTGGAGTATGGTTAAAAAAAGAAAGAGTTAGATTAGTTGGCATAGATACACCAGAATCGAGAACACGAGATCTGGAAGAAAAAAAGTATGGATTAGCCGCTAAAGAATTTCTTATTAAATGGACTGGTGCAGGAGAACTTAGGCTTAAAACTCAAAAAGACAAGACTGGAAAATTTGGTAGGATACTAGGAGAGCTGTGGACGTTTGACACTAACATTAATCAAAAAATGATTGAAGAACATCATGCAGTTGCTTATGAAGGACAATCTAAAGAAGAGATTGAAGAACAACATTTAGCTAATAGAGAAAGGGTAAAATTATGAAAGCAGGCGAACAGCTTATTTACGCAGCTAAAAAACAAGCAGAAGGCGAGCTTGAAGTTCACAAAGCAAATATTGAGGTATATAAAACAATGCCAGCAGGTATTGGTGAACACTCAGATATCACAGAGGCCGTTATCGCAGAACTAGATAAAATGTCAGCGGCCTATGATCGAATAGAGATGATAGACAAATATTTCTCTTTAAAAGAATAAAAAACTTTACTAATGTGGTTAAAAAGGGGTTTACAAAGATCCCTTTTTAATATATAATAGTTACAATACAAAAAAATCAGAAAAGGTAAAAGCCATGCAACAATTTGTTGACACAAGAGAGTTTTTGTCTCAGACTAAGTTTTATGACGGCTATTCAAGATTCAAGGAATCAGATAATAGATATGAAACTTGGGATGAGGCTGTAGACCGTGTTATTGATATGCACGATGAAAACTACAAAAATTTAGATAATGAATTAACCCCGTTTTTAGAAGAAGCAAGAACCGCTTATAAAGAGCAACGAGTACTAGGAGCGCAACGTGCTCTTCAGTTCGGCGGCGAGCAATTGATGAAGCATCAAATGAGAATGTACAATTGTACGTCATCATACGTAGATAGACCTGAGTTCTTTGGCGAAGTTTTTTATATTCTATTATGTGGTGCAGGTGCTGGTTTCTCAGTACAAAAACATCACGTTAAAAAACTACCAAAGGTTCAGATCAGAACTAAGCAGGCTAAAGGATGGGTAGTAGAAGATTCAATCGAAGGTTGGGCAGACGCATTAGATGTACTTATGGCGTCTTATTTTGTAAATGGAGGTAAACATCCAGATTACGCCGGCCGAAGAGTATTCTTCGATCTTACTCAAGTAAGACCAAAAGGTGCTAAAATATCTGGTGGTTTTAAAGCCCCAGGGCCTGAAGGTTTACGTAGATCGCTCGATAAAATAGAACACTTACTTCAAGGTATTGTACTAGAATCAAAAGAACCAATTGCATTAAGACCTATTGACGTTTATGACATAGCCATGCATGCTGCAGATGCAGTATTGTCTGGTGGTGTAAGACGTTCGGCTACAATTTGTTTATTCTCTCCAGATGATGAAGAGATGATGAATGCAAAAACTGGCAATTGGTTTATGGAAAATCCTCAAAGAGGAAGATCTAATAATTCAGCTGTTATCGTAAGAGATAAGACTACTCCAGAACAATTTGGAAAAATTATGGAATCAGTCAAGCAGTTTGGAGAACCCGGATTTGTCTTTGTTGAATCTACAGAGCATACAACTAATCCATGCGTAGAAATTGGCATGTTTCCTAAGTTAGGAAATAAATCAGGCTGGCAAGGTTGTAATCTTACAGAAATCAACGGAGGCATGTGCAATACCGAGGAAGACTTTTATAAGGCATGCCGCGCAGCGTCTATCCTCGGTACCCTACAAGCAGGGTACACTGACTTCAAGTTTTTAACTAAGACTTCGAAGCAGATATTCGATAGAGAAGCGCTACTTGGCGTTTCTATAACTGGGTGGATGAATAATCCTACTATTTTGTTTAACGCAAACGTCCTTAAAAAAGGAGCTGAGATTGTTAAGGCAGTAAATAGAGAAGTTGCTGCAATCATTGGAATCAATCCAGCAGCTAGAACCACTTGTGTTAAGCCAAGTGGTAACGCATCGGTCTTGTTACAAACCGCGTCTGGAATACATGCAGAACATTCTCCAATGTATATCAGAAATGTTCAAATGAATAAAGAATCAGAAATTACTCAGGCGATAACTAGAACTAATCCTTACATGGTTGAAGAATCTGTATGGTCTTCAACTGGTAGTGATGTCGTAGTTTCATTTCCTATTTTACCTAACAAAGGTTCTAAGTATAAAGAAGAACTTCTTGGAATCAAGCACTTAGAACTCGTAAAGAAAGCTCAAAAGTACTGGGTAGAAACTGGAACTAATGAAGATCTTTGTGCTGACCCTGGAATTAGACATAACGTATCTAATACTATTATCGTAGATGATTGGGATGAAGTAGAAAAATACGTATTTGAAAATAGAGGTTCTTTTGCCGGCATATCTTTCTTGGCTATGACAGGTGATAAAGACTATAACCAAGCTCCAAACACCGCAGTTCCGACCGCAAACGAAATGGTCAAAGATTATGGTAATGCGGCCGTGTTTGCATCTGGAATGGTAGTTGACGCTCTTAAAGTGTTTCCTAATTTATGGGATGCCATATCGACAGCTCATGGATTTGGACTAGATCTTTCAGTTGAATCTTCAGAAAACTCTTCTAGAAAAGATTGGATAAGAAGGTTTGAAAACTTTTCTAATAATTATTTAGATGGTGATATGAAAAAAGCTGATTATTGTTTAAAAGATGCTTATCTTCTCCACAAATGGAATAAGATTCAATCACATTTAAAACAAGTTGATTGGAAAACGGATTTAACAGAAAAGAAGTATACAGATGTCGACACTCTCGGAGCGCAGGCGTGCGCGGGTGGCGCGTGTGAGATCGATTTCTAGTGTTCCTTCACCGTGCATTAAAGTATGCAAGTTGGAAAATGGTTATTGTGTTGGATGTTTTAGAACACAAGATGAAATTAGAGATTGGTTTACTGCCACCGATACAGATAAATTGCGAATCCTTGAAAGGATAAATAATGAAGCAATACATAGTTGAGTGTGAAGAATGTTCGAACACGACTTACGTTGAAAATGAAAGTAATGATTCTATAGAGTTCTGTCCAGTATGTGGCAGACGAGCAGAAGTAGAAGAGAGAAAAGCAGACTTTGACTGGCAAGAGGAATAATGGCATACTTAGTACACCCACTACCACCCGAACAAATATTTGTTAGAAAAGAATATCTTTATGACTTACAAAGAGGTCATGGAGAATACACCCCAGGGATCTGGATATCAGTAAAATCAACACAGTACAAAGCTCTTTACTTTGAAACTTTGTTGACAGAATATGGAGCACTTTATGATAAACTTCCTCTCTCGGCCTTCGTCTGGAAAACTGATCACGGCGATCTTCCTCTCGATGTTTTGCAGCTTTGGGATTGCTTTGATTATCATCTCACTGTAATAGAAAAACCAATTCTTGCAAGATGCGAATTCTTTGGTAAAGATAAAAACATGCACCCAGGCGAATATATGTTTACTATAGATAACGCTCATTCGGATAGATCGATCTTAGATATAAACTTTAGTGAAGATGATCCGGAACATAAAAGTTTTAATATCATAAAGCTAGACAACGGTCAGTTTGCAGCTCAGCCAAACAATAGAGTAATTTGGAGAGATTCAAGTCTTATTCCAGATAAACTATTGCAGCCTGATTTTAAAGTGTGCACTCAAAACTATACAGTTGAAACAGAACCTAAATGGTCTGTAGGTCATACTGATGAGTGGCAATATAAGACACGCGAAGAGGCTGATAAATAAATGCATGTGGTATTATAATAATGAACCTTTTGAGACTGCACCAGAAGAATACCAAGGATTTGTCTACGTCATCACAGAACTGGATACGAACAAAAAGTATCTCGGTAAAAAGAACTTCTGGCGGCCGAAGGTATTACCAAAAAATTCAA